GGGGGCATGGCAGGGGTATTTTTCCTCACCCGCTGGGTGAGCACTCAAAGCGGCTGAATCTGCTTCCATTACCCCGCAGGCAAGCAGCTTCCGCGCCTATTGCTATCAGCCAACTGCCGTTTTTAGGATTAGAGGAAATATCAGAAATGAATGCTGAGTTTGTTGGCGGCACAATTATATTTAAGGCGTCGGGAAAACGATTATTTCTTCGCCAGGAAAGCCTCGGAGCGGGTGCGCTCGATTTCTTCGCGGAGGGTGCGGAGGGCTTCGAGGCCACCGGCGCTGTGGGCGAGGAGGCCGGGGTTCTGCGCGGTCTGCGGCATACAGGTGATCTCGGCGGCGTCCTCGATGGCGTCGGTGATTTTTGCGATGACGCTGCGGAACCAAAGTTCCTCGGGCGGCACGCACCAGGCGGCTTGCAAGTCTTCGGCGCTCATCAAAAGGGAATGTCAGGAGACTCGGGGAGCGAGGCGGAATGCGGCTCGGCGGCGGAATCCTCGCGGGGCTTCTTGGGCTCGAAGTAGAGCTTGAAATACTTTTCTCCGCTGTCGCGGCTTTCGTTCACATACGCGCTGATCCAATACTCGCGGCCTTCAATGGTGCAGGAGCCTTTGTGCGTGGGGTGCGTTTCCTTTTCCTTTTTCTTGTTGCGGGAAAGGCTGCCGTGGTTGTCGGTGCGTTTGATGCTCATGCGAGTTTTTCGAGGTCGGCGGCGCGATACCAGGCGCGGGCTCCTTGGCGGCGAATGGGGCGGAGAATGCCGGAGTCGATGAGTTTGGTGATTTGCTTTGCGGAAACGCCCAGACGGGCCATGACATCGCGGCGGCGGAGTAGTTTCATGGATGCTTTGATTTTATGAGAGGGAGTCAAGGGAGGGGATTGACCACAGAGGACACAGAGGACACGGAGGGAGGATTTAGTAGCAGCCGCCTCCTCGGGTGCGGAGGGAGGCGGGGTCTTCGTATTCGACGCCGGAGAGCGCAATATAGCGACAAATATCAATCCAGTCTTTTGTTGCACCGCGTTTGCCGTCGCTGCCGGTCCAGGTCTTGAGGGCGTAGATGAGGTTTTGGCAACGCTCGCTGATGTAGAGCCGGGGGGAGTTGAGGGCGTCCACAGGGGCTTCGTCGTTGTAGGCGAGCCAGTCGTTGATGAGGGTGACGCCTTCGACGATGGCTTGGCCGCTGGTGGCGCGGAAGTCGAGGCCGATGCGCTCGCTGCATTGCTCGATGAGGGTGCGCACGCCTTCATGCGTCATGGTGGGGGTGTTGCCGTAGCGGGAATCCATCCAACGCTCGGCGGGCTCGGCGGAGTCGGCTTTCTCGGCGGCTTCGATGAGGCGCTTGTAGTCCTCGAAGCCAAACCCGGCGCAGGCTTTTTGCGCGGGGCCGGGGCGTCCGTCTTGCAGCTTGCCATCGGCTTCGGCCCACGGGCCGGGGTAGCCGACGCCTTCGATGTAGTCGAGCTGGTCGGGGAACTCGCGGTAAATCCAGCACCGGCCATCAGGGGTGAAGCGAATCCACAACATGGCCCAAGTTTTCCCTTCGCCGGGATCGACGAAATGGAAGACGGTTCCCTCCTTGGGAACTTTGTCGTGGGGGACGACATGCACATTCTCGCGGAATTTCGGGAACATGGAGAGCCGCGCTTTGGTGGGGACGCCGTAGGCACGCATGAGGATGCGTTCGCGGTTGCTGCCTCGGAGTTCGGTTTCCATGGCCTCGGGGTTGCCGAAGGGGTTGTCGGCGGTGTGGAAATACACGACGCGGGCTTTCTCGCGGGTGCATTGCTGGACGCGGGGGACGGTCTCGACGCCGAGGAGGTGGCCATCGCGGTAGCGGGGAAGCAGCGGGGCGGGGCATTCTTCCAAGGTCTTCGCGCCATCGAGGTATTCTTTGACCGTCGTTGTGTAGCCTTCGACCGGCGTGAAGCCGATGCCGAGCTCGCCGTCGCGGGTGAGCAAGCGGAAGCGCAGGGCTTCGAGCCAATCGGGGGTGACAAGTTCGTCGGCCCATACGAAATTCAACTCCGCGCCTTCGATGGAGGTGACATCCATCGAATAGAACTTGAACCAGCATTGGGAGCCATTCGGCAGGACGAAGCTGTTTTCGGTGAAGCCGCCTTTCTGCGAGTAGGTGATGTTGGCGACGGCACCTTTTTTGAGTTTGCCGCTGGCGCTGGGTTTCCATTCTTTCGGCAAATACTCCCACAGGTAAGGCTGCTGGTTTTGAATGCTGGCGGCTTCGGTGGATTGGAGGCACCAGACTTTCGCGCCGGGTTTCTCGACGAGGTGCTGCATGGCGCGGCGGGCGAAGTAGCGGGACTTGCCGGAGCGGTTGCCGCCGAGGATCAGGAGTTCGGTGACGCCTTTGGGGAATTTGTCGCGGAGGCTGTCGTAGGCGGAATCGGCTCGCTGCCAGGCGGGGTTCAGCCAGCCGTAGCGCCAAGGGTCTTCGACCATGCGGGCGATCTGCTCTTCGCGCTCGCGGTGGATGGCCAGCAGTTGGGCCTCGGTGGCGGCGAGCTTTTGGCCTCGGTAGCGGACGACGAAGCTGCCATCGGCGCGGCGGCCTTCGACTTCGATGGGGGGGATGACGGGGTTGGGGGTTTGCGGGATCATGATTTAACCACGGAGGACACGGAAAGCACGGAGGAGGAGTTAGGGTTTGCGGGTGAGGTGCCAGCCGTTGCAGACGGGGCAATGGTAGATGCGGAGGAAATCGGGTTTATTCCGGCGGGTATCCCGGTAGAGCCGATAATGCCGCGCATAGGCGGCATCGGCTTTGCGAGCGTAGCGGGTCTTGGAGCCACACATGGCATGAGCGGCGGAGGGGCTCATGGCTTGGCGGGGAGGAGTTCGGATTCGCGGAGGCTTAACCAGGTGATGGCGCGTCCGGCGTCGCCGACATCTTCGGGGGTGACGCATTCGTCGGAGATGATGCCGTGGTCTTGCAGGAGATTGAGGGCGTGGGTGGGATCGAACCGGTGGGCGGTGAGGTAGTCGCGGAGGGAGTTCATGCGGAAACGAAAGCGGCGATGCGGGCGAGCCAGTGGGTGGCTTGCGGCTTGGGTTTGGGCTTGGGTTTGTGGGTTTTCTTGACTTTGGCTGGTCGCCAGGGGAACGGGCCGGGCCGCAGGGTCTCGGAGGTGTTGAACCGGTGGCCGTTCTCGCACAGGCGGCGGCGCACAAATTCCTCTCCTACCGGGCGGCAAGAAAGAACCCGCGTATCGGCTTGGCAGGTGGGGCAGGTCATTGCGAGACAGGCTCTTTTTTGCAAAGTATCGCAAGCATTCCGGCAGCAATTCGCCCATCCGAATCGTCTTCAAAAAATTTCATTATGGCCTTTCGGATAATGTCCCGCGCCTCGTCGCGCTCGCGTTCCATGCGGCGGCACAATTCAGCGGGAACCGTTGCACACGAATAGAATCCAATGTGTCCGGAAACTTTAGCGGCCTCCTGGCGCATGATGGCGCGGAGCCCTTTGATAACGGCTGTAAGTTCTTCCACTTGGTCCCGCGCCCTGTCGCGCTCGCGTTCCATGCGGCGGCACAATTCAGCGGGAACCGTTGCACACGAATAGAATCCAATGTGTCCGGAAACTTTGGCGTCCGTCTCTGGTGTCCTCCTCTCCGTGTCCTCTGTGTCCTCTGTGGTCAATTTCATGGATGAGGCTCGGGGGGATAGTCTTGGAAATGCCCGGCTTTGACGACGAGGCGGCGGGCGTTTTCCACCGCGTCGAAGAAGATTTCCTGCTCGGTGATGTCGCGGGAGTATTCGGGCGCTCGGACATAGGTGAGGATGTCGCGCAGGCTGGCGGCTAACTCGGTGGCGAGCTTGCAACAATGCGCGACGCCGGGGTGGTCCTGCCACTCGCGGCGGCAGGCGGGACAGGCGATCAAGGGGTCGATGGATTGGCTCATAAATCGAAGAAGCGGTCGATGGGTTGTTTGCCGAGGTGGAGGCGCTGGATTTCGGCTTCGATCTCGGCGAGGACGGCCCATTGCTCGCGGGTGTAGGTGCCGCGAAATGGGAAGTCGCATTTCAAAAACCTGCCGTTCTCGAAGGTGATGACGATGTTTCCGAGGCTGTGGTCGGAGTCGTCGGTGAGGCGGTAGGTGTGCTCGGTGAGCGTGCGGGTGGATTTGTGGTTGAGGGTCATTTGGTGGGTGCGGTGGGTGGTTCGGGGAATGGTGCCCAGTGGACGACTTGGGATTCGATGCGGTCGCCGGAGACGAATCGCCAGACTTCGCCATCGTGGAAGCCGGTCCAGACTTCGCCATCGGCGAGGTGGACGAGGACGGTGGTGTCGCTATCTGGCAGCCCGCGCTTGGCGGGCGACCAGGTGATGATGGAGTCGGTTGTTTTATTTTTCATTTCTGCCTTTCGTTCTGGTTGTTGCTGTATTGTTTTTCGGTGACATTGCGGAAGACGGTGTGCTGGCCGATGAAGTTCAGCTTGATCTCGGGGGTGGGGCCGTTTCTTTGTTTTGCCAAGATGAGCAGGGTGTTGTGATCCATGGGCTCGTCGTCGGCGTCGCGTTTTTTGTTTTTGTCGAGGCGATGAATCAACAAAACGGTGTCGGCGTCTTGCTCGATGCTGCCGGACTCGCGGAGGTTGGAGAGCTTGGGCTTGGAGCCTTCATCGGCGTCGCGGTTGAGCTGGGCGAGGGCGATGATGGGGATGTTTAACTCCTTGGCGGTGGTCTTGATGGCTTTGCTGATCTCGCTGACTTCGAGGGCGCGGCTCTCCCCTGCCCTCTTGGAGCTGCCGTGCATGAATTGCAGGTAATCGACGACGATGAGGCCGAGGCCGTGCTGGGTCTTGGCGCGGCGGGCGCGGGAGCGGAATTGGGCGACGGTGAGGCCGGGGGTGTCGTCGAGGTAGAGTTTGGCTTGGGCGACGCGGGCGGCGGCGGCTCCGACTCCGGAGAGCTGGGCGGTGCCGAGGAAGCCGTCGCGGATGCGCTGGAGATCGACCCCGGCTTCGGAGCAGAGGGCGCGGACCATGAGTTCGGTGCTGGGCATTTCGACACTGAAGACGAGGGTGGGCACGGCGGCCTCCATGGCGGCGTGGAGGGCGAATTGCATCCCGAGGGCGGATTTGCCGCAGGCGGGGCGGGCGGCGATGATGATCATTTGCCCGCCGAGGAATCCTCCGGTGGAACGGTCGAGATCGTGAATGCCGGTGGCGAGGCCGACGGTCTGGCCTCGGTTGGCGTAGACTTTCTCGATGTGATCCACGGCGGCGAGGACGGCGGTTTTGCAATGCGAGACGGGGTTTTCCCTGGTGGATTGCTCGCGGAGGCCGTAGAGGGCGACTTCGCAGCGTTCCATCGCATCGTCGGTGGTGAGGGCGGGGTCGTTGGCGGCTTCGGCCATGGCGAGGGCGGCTTGGCGCATGGAGCGGCGTCGCCAGATGTCGAGGACTTCGGCGGCGTAGTAGCGCCAGTTGGCCGTAACGGCGAGGTCTTGGACGAGATCGGTAAGCCCCTGATGGCCGCCGCATTCCTCAAGCTGGCCGAGCTTTTCCAACTCGGTGGTGACCAAGATGAGATCGACGGGCCGGGCCTCTTGGCGCATGGCGGCGAGGCAGGAGAGGATAAGGCGGTGGGCGGGGTGCGTGAGCTGGTCGGGGCTCACGACCTCCAACACGGCATCGGCGTGGCGGCCATCGGCGATGGCGGCTCCGAGGACGGCTCGCTCGGCGAGGAGGTTTTCGGGTAGGGAGTTTTTCATCAGGCGGCGAGGGCGGCGAGCTTGGGTGAGGCGGCGGCGGTGGCGATTTTCAAATCCGCGCCGAAGCCGAGGAGGTGGAAGACTTTGACAAAGACGGTGGGGTTCGTCTCGTAGCCGATGAGGCGGTGCTGGATGGCGTCGGACTCGGTGAGGATGGGCTGGCCATTCTCGTCGTAAATGGTCTCATAGAGAGGTTCTTCGACGGGGCGGGCGGTGTAGATGCCGACTTGCCAGCGGAGGAAATCATTCACGCAATCGGGGTAATGGCGGGTGACGACACGGGGGCCTTCGGTGGATTCTTGGATGGTTTCGATGTAGTTGATCATGTTGTTTTTATTTGGTTTATGCTGCGGAAAGTTCGCGTTGTTTTTCGCGCACCCAGGCTTTCATGCTGTCGGGAAGAGCGGCCCAGGTGGTGAGGTTGCATTCGGGGTGTTCGGTCTCGATAAGGTCGCGCCAGCCAGCGGGTTCGACGGGGGCGGTGGCGGTGGCGCTGGGGTGGTAGCCGGAGCGGGTGGCCCACTCGCCGGAGCGGGTGACTTCGGCGAGGAGGTTGTTCAGAAGGGTGGATAAATCCTTGCGGCGGAACTGCGCGGCGGGGCCTTCTTTTTGGCGGTAAGCCCATTCGAGGGTGCGCCACTCGTCTTCGGTGAGGGCCGCCGCGCTTTTTTTATTTTTCTCCCAAGCTCGGAGGGAGGAAGTGTCGAGCGGTGTCGAGTCTCGAAGGTTGAAGAGATTTCGGATTCGTGTCAGGAGAGGATCGGGCGTTGCCGGGGTGGAAGTCTCGGATTCGAGCAAAAGTGTTTCTCCTTCTCTTTCTCCTTCTCCTTCTCTTTCTCCTTCTCTTGTAGCTTCCAAGGAGCTACCAAGCCCCTTCGGGCATGGAGAGATTTCGGGATATTCTTTCAGAATCAAAAGGCAGACTTCTTCGGGGACATTCTCCATTTGCTTGCGGATGCTTTTTGCCATGTGAGAACGCACAAGCGACTGCCCGAAACCGAATTGCTTGCGAATATAGTTGCGGCACCAGACCCCGCGATCAGTGCGGACAAAGCCCCTCGGAAGCCCCTTGCAAGCTCCTTCGATGACATCGAAAGGGGCTTCGATGTCGCGGGAGAGCTTGCGAGGGGTGATCTCGACATAGCCGAGAAGGTTGACTTTGGTGAGAACCCAGAAAACGGCGAGCTTTTCGCTGTCGTGGAGTTCCATGAAATCGGGGTCGTCCCAGATTTCGCTTTCGATTTTTGCATTCATGTCAGTAGTTGCCGAAGCGGCGTTTTTTCTTTTTTGAGGGTGGGGTGTTTTTCTCGAGCCAGCGGTTGCAGGCGGCGTCGATGTCTTTGCCCCCTCCGGATGGGAATTTCCAACCGGCGCGGCTGTCGTCGCGGTCGTAGGTTTCTAGGAAATGCTGGCCGTTTTTTTTCATACAATGGTCGGGGGGGGTAGGCGGTCGATGAGGCGGCGGAGGCAGGCGGTGGTCATGAGGGCGTCTTCGAGGGCGTTGTGCGTGTCGCTGCTGCGCGAGAAGCCCATGGCGGCGGCGATGGCGGCGAGGCTGAGGCGGGGCAGGCCGTCCTTGCCCTCGGGGAGCGGGAGCCGACCGGCCTCGTAGGCGAGCCACGCGGCGGCTTGCAGATCGACGCTCTTGTTCATAGGCCAGGTCATGCCGTGGCGGGCGAAGGCGGCGCGGAGGAAGTCGCGGTCGAAGGCGACATTGCACCCGGCGAGGAGGCTAAACCGGCGCTGGGCCAGCCAGAGGGCGAGGTCTTGGAGGACATCGCGCTCGGGGCGTCCGTTTTTTTCGAGAAATTCGAGGGTGAAGCCGTTCTTGGCCAATGCCTCGGGCTCGGTGATCCAATCGGCATGGGGGCGGATCAGGCCGACAAACGCCTCACCATCCGAGCTATCCACGGCGGCGACGCTCAAGAGGGCGTGGCGCTCGGGATCGAGGCCGCCGGTCTCGGTATCAATGACGACAAGACGGGCCTTCATGCCGACCTCCTTGCGCGGAAGGCGCGGAGAGCGGCCAGAAAGGCGGTGGCGGTGATGCGGGGGGATTGTTTTTCGAGAAATCGGCGGAATAAAGCCGCTGATTCCGAGGCGGTGGAATAGAGGGTAACGGGTTGTTTTTTCATAAAATCGAGGGAAAAGGTTCGACAACAAG